CTTAGCACCCATCACAACTATTACCTGATGGCGTGTCTCATTTTTTACCTGTTGTTCAATCAATATAGCAACACAAAACCCTGCGGGATTAGTGAAACCAGTTTTGCTCAACAATATAGAATCAAACTCATGAAGCAGGACTCGGTTAGTATTATTCAATACAACTGACCGTTCTTTGCGTTTGACTTGAATCAAAATAGTTGAATCTTCTTTGGTAGATATGCGTCTAATCTGTGGATAGTATGCTGCACCTACTACCAAATTTGCCACATCATCGGCAGTTGATACATTACCAATGTTCAGTCCAGTGGGATCATTGAAGTGTGTATTCTTTAGTCCCATAAGTGTGGCACGTTCATTCATGGCAGATATAAATCTATCACGACCCCCAGGGTAATCTGCTGCAATTGTCTCTGCTGCACCATTGTCTGATTTGATTAGCATGGCATGAAATAGTTCACCACGTGTGTACTCACGGCGTGGTAATCTAGAACCTGCTTTATTGCTCAGTGGCAGCATTTTGTCCATATCTGTATTATGTTCTAGCGCCACAATTGCAGTCATTAGTTTGGTGATACTGGCCAGTCCACGAACACGGTCAACATTCTGTCCCTTGATAATCTGACCATGCTCTAAGTCTATATGAATGATGGACATGGTGTTTGTCGGAACAACTTGTTTATGCTTTGTTGTTTTGGCCTCTGCTGTTTGTACTATCAATAGACACAATAATACGGCAAAAACTAACATCTCAACGACTGTTAGTTGCTTTGCATTGTACCAATTTTCTATGGCGTACTGAATATCCAATAGTTTGTTTTTTATATTCATGTTATTTCATTAGTTCCATAATCATCTTTTCATAACCCTCACATAGTTCCTCGTAATATTCTGTTTCATTGTATGAATGCAATAATTCTCGTTTTATCTCTTCAAGAACAAAACACAAGGTTTTGAATTGTTTTACAGTAGTAAAAAACTCTATTGCCGCATCAATCTTTTCAATGATAGTTAGTTCATCTTCTGGTTCATCTGTCATGTTATTATACAATAAAATAGTTTATGTGTCAAGTTACCATTTTTCGGCACGTTGCCATGTATGGTCATACTCTGCCGAATAATCGGTAACATCGGGTATACCTACTGCATAATCATCTACGCCCACTTCTTCCCATTCTTCACCCTTTCTTTTGGCAGACATAATACGTGATGACTTCTCACGGGTTGCTGCACCCTCTGGTGTTTGATGGTACTCGGTAAGTTTTTGAGATCGTGTTGCCTTATCATCTTCAGTGTGTTCACGAACATTGCCACATGACCGTGAACAAAAAGGTCCACGCTTCTGGTGTTGTGTTCCACATCTAGGGCAAGTTTTTTGTGCTTGTGGCATTACTACAACTTTATGCCGATTCGATTAAATCATTCGGATCACAGGTGGTAACGAAATTAATAAATGCGACTGCTTCATCTTCATCTTCATAATAACGTATGATAGACTGTGCGGTATATTTGGAAACTATCATTAATAAAATGTAGCGGTCACGATAGGTGGAGAACTTAATCCACCACCCATTCCGACTCACTGGGTACCAAAATTTGGTTTTACTTTCTATTTCAAGCCTTAGTTTTGGCTGACTCACTTTTGACGATTTTTTTTGCATCTTCGGCCGCATTCTGGTTAAAAGTTACTACCTTCTTTGAGTATGTAGTAAACTGATTATCTGTGATGGAATCGAAGTATGCTATAGTGTTATCTATTAATTGTTTGTTAAAGTCAATAGTTTTTACTGCTGCATCTTCTGCCTTGCGGTTAAGATCATTAAAGTTATAAAATACTGGAAATTGAGGTTGATTTAAAAACATTGTAGTTTCCTTTTGTAGTTGAATTCATTAATTAACATTTCCACATCCGCAGTGTTCTTTGGATTATGTGCCGAAATATAATATTCTATTTCGCTTAGTTGTGGTCTTATGAACCATTCTATCAGTTTTTTTAGCATTGTACAACCCTCCTATACAAGTATCTATGCATAGGAGAGTCTAAAAATGCTGCAACTGCACATTTTATTTAGTGATATCTGTTATCTGGAGATTGGTTAGATGCTTTGATGTAATCTTACAAGTTACCCACTGATTATAAAAATCTTCCCTCAATAATGCATCTTGTTTGAATATTTCTTTTGTCTCAAGGTATGAACATTCCGATTTAGATTTACATAGGTGAAGGATAGTTCTTACGAACTTATCCTTACCTAGTTCGGCAACTTCTCTTTTGAGGGTTTCATTGGAGCCGTAATAGTCTTGCCAATCACTGGACTTTCTAATTTTTCTCTTCTTACCGTTGACCTGCTTTGTGCCAGCCTGTGTAAAGTATTTGCGTCCAATGTATTTTTTCCCTGTAACTGTGTTTTCTATCATGTAGACAAAACCAAAACTCAATCCATCATCGATGTACTCACTACCACATAATAACCAATTCATACCTAGTCATCATCCTCATCATCATCACCAAAATCATCTGGATCCAATACTAAGAATTCACCACAAAAAGGACAGTGTGCAGGATCAGATTCGGTATTCATTTCATCGTACTGAATAGTAAACTCTGATGCACATGCGGAACATTCGTGTTGGAGTTTAATCATTAGTTACACCATGACTGTTTGGCCTCACCGAAGTATTCACGGGCAAAACCATTTGCAATTAATTGAGCACGGAGACTTTGACCATCAAGTATAATATCGCCTAGTACACGGCCACCAAACTTATCCCATCCGTAAAGTGTCGCTTGGCGTTTAACTGATTTATTAACTAGATTTTTGGTAAATGCTGATGCTGCTTGTCCTTGTTGATCTTCAATTGGACATTGAGCACGAAATCCTTTTTCTGGTGTGTCAACTCCATAGATACGAACAGCCAATTCTTGTTTGAGTGGTGGTGGTAAGAATGGTGCAGCAATGACTATGGTATCACCATCACTTACACGGAGGATAACTGCATCATACGTCACACCTTGTGGTGTTTTTGCTGCTTGTGCTGGTAGAAATAAACAGAGAAATAAAAATCCTACTGCGGCATATAATTTTTTCATATCGTTTCCTTACATATTTGGTTGTATACATCATTTCTTGCACTGGATGGTGTCAGCATTTCGACTACATACCCACCGAATTCGTGTGTTGATTTGAATACTATATTTTCATTCACATCAACATACCACTCAACCAGTATATACAGATTTGCTTCATTACAATTCAGAACTCCGTAAGTATATATCTTGCTTATTTCTGTCTTTATTGAATCACTGTAATATGGTTTTTTGTATACTGTAGCACCATGAAATTCATACATTGGTTGTTTTTGATCTTTGAACATTCCCTTTTCTAGATATAACAACCAATCGGCTCTCTCTGTTCCAAGAACCCATTCTTGCTCTATAAAAGGAATTTTAGTTGTGCCGTTTTGTATTTCTACAAAAGGTAAACGATATGGTTCTGCTGCTTGTGTTGTGAAAGTTATTAATACTGCCATCACAAAGAAAAACAGGCGTTTCATGGAATTACTCCCTAAACGACTATTTAGATAATGTTTACAAGGTTATCTCTGAAGATTGTCCAGCACTGTTCCCATGTCCACATGCTAGAACGCTGTTTGACTAGATTACGATCCATTTCTAAACAGGCCATAATTGCTTTGTGTAGATTCTTGTCCATACAACCAGTGTATTCATCAATCACATCTAATGGGCCATCTACTGGGTATGCTGCAACTGGTGTGCCTAAACTCATTGCTTCAATCATCACAATGCCAAATGTATCTGACTTGCTTGGGAAACAAAATACATCAGCACGGGCATAACTATTTGCCAACTCTGAACCTTGTTGATATCCTAAAAATTTAACCCTAGAATATTTCTCTTGCAGTTTCTTTCTATACGGACCATCACCAACAATTTCAATATCGTAGGTATCTTGCATCTCACATAATGCATCTAGGTTCTTTTCTTTTGATACTCTACCAACATACAATACAATAGGTCGATCACCATATTCATATCGTCTTGTTTGTTTTAGTTTACTTCTATCAACACCTCTGGTCCATGTAATCATTGGACCCGTGAATCCTTTATCTTCCAACTCTTTCTTCATTGATCTTGTGTTGACCAGTAATTTACCTGAATGCTTATGAAACCAACGAAGATAACCCCATGTCATTGGCATAGGTATACCATAGATTGCTTTTAGGAATTCAGGAAATTTAGTATGATAAGAAGTGTTGTACCTATAACCCCGCTTGTCAAGATAAAGTCTAGCACACAAACCAAGAGGACCTTCCGTGGCGATGTGTATATAATCTGGAGATATCTCTTCAATTTTCTTCCCCACGCCCCAGGGAATGGCAAGTTTAACTTCAGGGTAGCCTGGGCAACTAAAATGTAAGAACTGAAGGGGAGTAAGGTATACAATAGTATAGCCATCCAAAAGAGCGTGTTCCTCCATGCTTTTGAAAGTGACCACGACACCGTTGATTTGATCTGGAACATTGTCTGTTATTATTAAGATTTTTTTAGACATGATGACTCAACTTTAAAATTCTAGATAATTTTTATTTCTGTCAATATACTTTTCAAATGACATATCCAAATCCTCTCCGTGAAACCTCTGAAGATTTGATACAGTTTCATTATAATCAAAAGGAGGAATCATTGTGTAGTCGTGAGGTTGTTTTGCAAAAGGCAATCCGTTAATATATAACTTGACAACATCATCTTTCAACTCTTGTTGCTTGATTGACTCAACATTGCCACGAACTTGTTCACCAACAATTGATTTAATTACAAGAGCTTGTCCAGCAGCATTTGATGTAACTAAAATAAAGAATAAAATTAAAAACAAGTGCTTCATAAAAATATCCTCACTATTGTTTAAGTTGTTTACAATTTACTTCTATCTTAAAATTCTTAAATTTTACCCAGTATGATAAACTAGATTTAGCCTGTTCACAAGATTGTTGATCAGGAAACTCCATCGTCATTCGTGCTGGAATGTCCGTTGGATCGTTTAGGTGTACTGCTATTAGTATCATTAACCACATTGTCGTTCTCCTGTGTCCATGAGATTATTTCCCATCGTCCATCATGATGTTCAACTAATGCTGTGCATGATTCAACCCAATCACCGTCATTCATATAAACTACACCATCAATTTCTTTTATCTCTGCTTTGTGTATGTGACCACAGATCACACCATCATAACCTTTTTTCTTACAGTAACCAGCAAGATTCTTTTCGAACTGAAACATAAAATCTATGGCACGTTTTACACGTTGTTTAAGATAAAGGCTAAGAGACCAATAGCCAAAACCAAGTCGATGACGGAACCAATTGAATCTAGAGTTGAGAGCAAGAACGAAATCATATGCTTTATCTCCTAATATGGATAACCATGGTGCTAGTCTTGTGATGCCATCAAATAAATCGCCATGTGTAATAAGATATCTTTTACCATCTGCGCCTACATGCTCACATTGATTTGTAATTTCTAATAATCCAAATCCTAATCCGTAATGTAGATATGGTCTTAGAAATTCATCATGATTACCTAACACATAAACAACTTTTGTGCCGTGTTTAGCATGACTGAGAACTCGGCGCACAACATTCGTATGTGATTGCTTCCAACGCCATTTGTTTTCTTTGATTTTCCATGCATCGATTATATCGCCAATTAGATATAATGATTCGCATGTATTGTGCTTGAGAAAATTATTCAGATGTCCAGCCTTGCAATCTTTTGAACCAAGGTGAACATCTGAGATAAAGATACTGCGGTAGGTTTTATCCATTATAGTTTCTGGTTACGGATCCAGAGTCACCATATCCCGTGACCGATTTGTTCGTTTAGATAACATATCTATTGAAACAGAGTTTTTAAACACAACTGTCACAATTACGCTGCTTTACCCCATACGTTTTCCCATGTACCGGACAATGCGCCCTTTGAATAATCGGTTGCTCGATTCTCAAAAAAGTTTGTATGTGTTGGTGCATTAATCATTTCTTCTACCCACGGCAGAGGATTCTTTTTAACTTTGAAGATACCTTTGAGTCCAAGACTGATCAATCTACGGTCTGCAATGTATCGAATGTATTGCTTCACATCTGCCGCAGATAGACCTTCAATACCGCCTGTAGCAAATGCCAGATCAATGAAGTTATCTTCTAGTTGTACCATTCTCTCTGCAATAGAATAGATTCTTGATTTGAGATCATCATTCCATATTTCTTTATTCTCTTCAATGTATGTGCGGAACAGTTTGATCATCGACTCGGCATGTTGAGTTTCATCTACAATAGACCAAGTAATGATTTGTCCCATGCCCTTCATTTTACCTTGGCGTGGGAAGTTAAGTAACATGATGAATGAACTGAACAATTGCATACCTTCAGTGAATGCAGAGAACACCGCAATATGTGTGGCAGTGGTAGCAGCATCACCAGACTGTGTGCTTAGATCGAGAACATAATCGTGTTTGTCTTTCATTTCTTGATATGCTAGAAATTCTGAGTATGTGGTATCAGGCATACCTAGTGTTTCAATCAAGTGTGAGTATGCTGCAATGTGTAATGCCTCACGTGCAGCAAAACCAAGCAACATCATTCTTACTTCAGGTTGCGGGAAATAAGGTAGATAATTATTAACATAACCACCTGCAACATCAATGTCACCCTGAGTAAAAAATCTGAATACATGAGTGAGAAAATTCTTTTCGTCTTTCGATAGTTTATTTTTCCAATCCTTAACATCTTCAAGCATCGGTACTTCAGTGTGAATCCAGTGTGACTGTTCATGTTGTAACCATGAGTTGTATGCCCAAGGATAGGCAAATGGTTTGAATGCTGTTCGTTCATCGGTTAATCTTACTTGCTGTTTTTTGATCATTCTATTTACTCTTATAGTTGTTATTGTTTTTTAAAAATCGTCATACATTACTGTGGTGGTATCACCTAATGCCCATTTCGGATTTTGTTCAACGACATATTTCTTAGTGCAGACTTTAAAATCAGGAAACTTTAATTCTTTTGGATTACTTGCCGCATCTAAAAACAAACATCGATTGTTTGGTTGTGCTGCATACTGACCATTATCTAGTTCTATAAAATTAAAACTCTTGTGGTCCTCTGGCCATTCTGCATAACTTGTATCTATGATATTTAAATCAGGAGCAGAGTGGTCTACTGTAAACAAATAATTACCTTGATAAAAATTTTTGTCTTTGGCATAAAACTTAGCCGACAGATTTCTCAAGAATGATTTTTGAATTACAGAAAAATCATAACTAAAACAATCCCAAATTTGTAACATATCTAAAGGTAAAAACTTCTCAGGTTCAAGATTCGTTGTGCGTGATACAAACGCATGAAGAGGTAGTTTGTCATAAGCCGCACCATAGTTTGGTAAGTAAGATTCTATTCTAAATGCTTGTCCACGAATACTTTTAATCGAAATCCATATACATGGTTCATATTCTCCGTGACCTTTTTGAAAGTCATAAAGAAACTCTTTACGAACATAACAATGTATAGGTGGTAGGTTTGCAACTAAGTGTGCCATTTATTCCTTCTTTTCTATTTTCTCGGGTTGAACTATTGCTGGTTTGTCTTTCTCTTTATCAGGATAAACTTTCTCAACTGTCCAATTGGCAGTCATCCATCCCATTGCGGAGAAGAATCCCCAAACAATCATATAAGGTATTTCTGCTATCATATCATTTCTCCATCAATTTGTCAACAAAATTTAATAGTAATTTACCGTGTGTGTCTTTGTGCCAATATTTGTGTAGATAAGGTTTATCATACCAGAATTCTTGGCTTTCTAAGTGTGGTCCAACTAATCCTATACGTCCTTCGATAATTGCTGCTGGATCCCCGTTTGTGTACCTGGCAATGGTTTCAAAATTTGATTCGTCTCCGACAAATGCAGGTCCATCGTAAAAGAAGAACCTATCAGTAGTGCCGTTCCAGTTACATTCAATTCCTTTACTGTAATATCTTCGGGTGCAGGTATTAGGTCGCTTAATATACTGGTCGCAAGTGACCCCGTCCAACAAATTAAAATAATGGCGATCAGCCCAATAAGCACCCATACAGATTCCAAGGTATCTACCACCATTTTGTACGTACCTACGGATACTATCCCCATTATCTCTAAACAAAAAATCATAGGCATCGCTATCACCAATGCCACCAGCAAAACACACGATATCCACATCGTCAAAGAAGCCATCTTCAATTTCGTGTTTAGTGAAAGTTTTGAAAACATAATGCTCCTCTAACGATTTGATAATACCATTTACTGATTGTATTGAACATCGTGGATGATGTACAAATAGGGCAATTCTACCCTTCACATGCAAGGCATTCATTTCCGTCCGCTATAGATTTTAAGTCGATCTCTTGAATAATATTTCGTTCAATCTTTTTGGATACTTTGTCTGCCTTTGCTAACTTTTCACTACGACAATAATATAATGTTTTCAATCCTTGCTTCCATGCCAAGAAATGGCAAGCATGAAGATACTTTACATTCACATCAGGTCTGAAAAATAAATTGATAGACTGTGCTTGATCAATATACTTCTGTCTATCTGCTGCATGTTCAACAACCCATCGTTGGTCAATCTCCATAGATGTTTTGAATACATCTTTTGTATAGTCATCCATCCATGTTAAATGTTGAACTGAACCGTCATTTGCAATAATCGATGACCAGATTTCATTGTAATACTCTGTAGCAATTGTACCACCAGGATCAGGATTCAAATGTCTTTCTATAACACTATTTAAAAACTTATTCTTGTTTAGATATGAACCAGAAAGAGTGTCTTGGCGATATGCATTTGCTCTATAAGGCTCGACAGATGGGGAGGTGTTGCCCATAATAATAGAAGAGGAAGCATTAGGAGCAATAGCCATAAGGTGACTAAAACGCTGTCCGGTACCTTTTGCATCTGGTGCCTCACCACGTTCATTACCGAGTTCAAGATTTGCATCGTTTAGTTTTCCTCTAATGTGTTTAAACACTTGCATGTTGATTGATTTTGCTAGTGCCGACTCAAATGCGATATTTTTCTTCTGAAGAAGAGCATGAAAACCAAGAGCGCCCACACCAATGCTGCGCTCTTGCATAGCAGAGAACCTGGCTCTGCTGATAGCATCAGGAGCATTGTCAATAAAGTGCTGAAGTACGTTATCCAACATCTCTGCAACGTCCCGCAGAAAAAGTTTATCATTTTTCCAATCATCATAATACTCCAAGTTCACTGAAGATAAGCAGCATACCGCCGTGCGTTGTTTGTCTGTTGGTAAAATAATTTCAGAACAAAGGTTACTCTGTTTAATTGTTAGTCCTAGTTTCTTCTGAAACTCTGGCATCAATCGATTGCTCGTATCGATATAGTGAATGTATGGTTCACCTGTGAGCATACGTGTTTCAAGAATACGTTGCCATAATTCACGTGCCGATACAACCTCACGCACACCTTGTGTGTGCGGATCTTTTAATTCCCATGAATCATCTGCTTCAGGATCGAGCATTGCCTTCTCAATCAACAACATAAAGTCATCAGTGATATTGATGCCGTGATGTAGATTCAGTGTACGGAGATTTGGATCACCTGTTGGTTTTCTCATCTCAAGAAAGTTGATAATATCAGGATGACTGATATCAAGATAAGCGGCATAACTCCCACGCCTAGTCCTACCTTGACGATAAGCAAGAGAAGAAGCATCATAAGTTCTAAGGTGAGGCATGATACCAACAGACTTATCATCAGCAGAACGAATACCAAGACCAATTCCAACACCGCCTCCTAACATCGATAACCAATTTACTTCCGATAATGTATTGACCAGGCCCTCTGCGGAATCGTCCAGATAAGGAAGAAAACAAGAAATAGGCAACCCACGCTTAGAACGGCCAAAAGAGAGAATAGGAGTAGAATAAGATAACCAGTGATTGCTACTATACTCATACAATCTTTGAGCATGTCCATCATTGCTGCTAAATGCTTTCGAAACATATGCAAACCTTTCCTGTGGCGACTTCTCATCCTCTTTCATGTACGATTCTTGTAATCGTTTAATTCCTAACTCATCAAATAATTTATCACGATCTAAGTCAATCTTAATGCTGCTAATATCTACCATCTCATCTCCGTTGTTATTATTCTATTGCCGCTGCCACATTAGGGAATTGTGACTCTATAATTCCCCAACATGCTTTTGCTATCTCCATGTGTTCTTTCTGTGTTCCATTTTCCATACGCAACTGACAGTAGTGTATCCAACTTCTCAGTGTGCCATTCATATAAAGGCGGGATACTGTCAGTCCTTCTGGTAATACGGCACGTGCTTGTTCTTTTGCGATACCATTATCTAATGCCCAACGATATGCTTTCTCTGCTGCATACGTTACATAACTCTGTTGTGTCTTCCACGTCTCTTGTAATCCGATATCTTCAGTCTCAATAGAGTTTTGGCGATTCTTTGTATCTTGTAATCTTGCTTCACGTTCTACCCAATTCTCACCAGCAACACCAAAATCTACTTCCGCATAACGCTGACTGAATTCCTGAAAGGCAAAACTACGATGGCGCAAAATTTGCCTTGCTATATCTCTTGTAGTGTTTATTTCCATAACAACGTTGACCATTTCGAATGGTGACCAATGTTGATTTTTGATGAGATAACGAATAAGTTTTTCGTCACCTCGTGCCGTGCTTTGGTTGGTAGGATTTGATACACGTGCCATGTATACAATCATATCCTCAGCAGAGTTGTGCCCTGCATATGGTGCTGTTACACCAATCAATTTCACACTCATAATTTCTTCCAAAATGTAAATTTCGCTATTGCTTCCAAGCCATGAAATGTATTACTATCTATGATATCTTGAATTTCGCTATTTGAAAACCCATTCAGGATCATCTCATTGATATCTTTACCATCTATGTTGTCTGGCCAGATAACGACATAATGATTTGATTTGATAGCAGTTTCAAGTAACTTACACACTTCTTTGTTTCTTGGTTCATTGTCGAATACCAGTACCAACTTCTTTGCTGAAATATTTTTTGCTGTTAGTGATAAGTTTGCATCACCAGATGCTACACAATTCTTTATGAATAGACTATCTAATGGACCTTCAACAAGATACACTGTTTGAGATAGATCAACTCTATCCATGCCATAGATAAGTTTGTCATCACTATCATTGGTACGTAGTGTTACATACCTCAGAGTCTTGTCGGATGTTTCTAATGCACGACCAGAGACTGCAACCAATTCATTATTTCTGTCAAAGAATGGTATAATCAATCGTGCATCATCAATTACTGTCTTTCCATGATTAGGTATTAGTGTATCGCAAAACTCTTTATACTTGTTGGTGAAGAGCAATAGATTCCATACCTCTTTTGGTATTGATCGATTCTCAACATAGTTCAGACAAAAATGTCCACTCGGCAAGTCTGACACCCATTCTGCGTGTTCGAATACCTTTTGCTTTTCTGGTTTACCAAATCGTGGTGCTGGTATATTGAATGTAGGTGTAGTGTTGCTTTTGCGGACGAATGTATTGGATTCACCCGATTTGTATCTTTCAAGTATGTACTCTCCATATAATGAAGAATCGACTTGCTTGAGTAAATTGGCAACATTCGTACCTGCTCCACAGTTATGACAACGGTAAAAAAGATCATTACCCTTGGCAAAAACATAGCCACGGGCCTTTAGTTTGTTTGTTTGAGAATCGCCACAGAACGGACAGGAGAAATTCCATAGATTGGTATTCTTCTGTTTGAAGTTACGCAAACGGGAAGATATCAATCGAACATATTTTATATCAGTAGAAAGAGACATACAACCATAATAACACTACTGCTCAAAGAAGTCAACTTATTGAAATAGTTTGCCTAACATTTCAAGTTTGACGTTGGAAACTAACCACGCAAACACCATCACACCACCTGCAATCATCCATTTCCACTGTGATAGTTTTTGCAGGTCAGATTCTTCTTTTTTATTATGCTCATCAATACACTCACGCAGAGATTTAATTTCGTCCATAATCCTACGTTCGGTAAGTTCTATCTTATCGGATAGATTCCTATCGGTAGTGGTAATTCTAGAATGAAGTTCTTTAATGTCACTCACGGTTTGCTCTTTTCTTTTATCCATGTCTTGGTAAATCTGACCAGCCAAATCCAATTGGTTATCCGCAAGTTTCTCGATAACTCTGTCCATTTTAGCACAAAGTTCTGCAAGTGTGTTGACTTTTTCTTTCAACACACT